CCATGCCCTAAAACTTCATCCATGATCGAGCTCATGTCGCCACCTTTGACTTTTATGACTTTGACTTTGACTCCATCTTCTTCCATCTCATCTTCTGACTCTTCTCCAATCCCATACTCCATCTGCTGGCAAATTAAAAGAAAATTCACCAACTGGTCATCAGTCATGTCCAGTCCTGCGCTGTCGTGAGCAAAGCCCATCTTTTCCATGAACAGCTCTGCGTTTTGCTCCATGTTGTCTACATTAATTTCCATTTTATTTTCCTCTCGATCTCATCATAGCATCCAGCTCTGGGTTTGAAATTTGACCTTGTGCTGGCGGCATTGGTTGGTTGATTTGTTTTGATCTCATCATAGCTTCTAGTTCTGGGTTTGAAATTTGACCTTGCCCTCGGAGATTGGACATGTAATTTTGCATCGCATCTTGAGAACCAGAATCCCTCAGTCCTGATTTTATCTCTTCAACTTTGCGCATTAAATACTCCATCATGCCTTGCTCAGTCGTGTCCATCGGTGCAGATTGAGCCATCATCCCTGATTCCTGACTGCCAACTGCTCCCAATGCTCCGCTGAACTCTGAAGGATTGACAGGTTGCTGGAGCGCAGTAACTCGCGCCATCATCTCATCAATTGTTTCTGCCATTTATAATCTCCTGTTGAATTTTCATTGCGTTTTTCTCTCGCTCAATCTGCAAATCAGCTTCTAGTTTAGCAATTTTTGCTTGAAGATCTGCTTCGAGTTTAACTTGTTGAATCTGAATGTTTTGTGCAGCTTTGGCTTGGTCAATTTGCATATCAGACTGGGCTTTTGCTTGGTCGACTTGAATTTCAGCCTGTGTTTTGGCTTGAAGTGCTTGTGCCTCTAGTTCTGCCAACTGCTTGGCATAGTCCAAAGGATTTTGTTGACCTTGCTTTTGACCTTGCATTAATGACTGTATTGCTTGCATCTGAGGTGCTTGCTGAACAACTTGTGCAGCTCGTTGGCTGATTATCATGTCTGCCCTCGGATCAATATCCTCAAATTTAAAGTCTTTGTCTCTTAAATCAGGAACATCTGGCAGCGGAACAGCGATGCTGGCTTGCATTCGGTTTCTGTAAAGCAACGCAACGTGCTCAGCGATGTGTGCGACCAAAACTGGTTGAAGTGTTCTGGCTCCTGGATTCCCTGCCAGACTCGGGTCTTGTAAAAACTGCATATGAACAGCGATGTGCGCGTCATGATCTTGCTCAGGGAAAGCACGGATTGGTTTGCCGTACATGACTGACATATTCTCATCAATCGGATCCAATCTTGGAGCCTCTTCTGGCTTTTTCAAAATCTCATCAATTCCAGGGATGCGGATCGCTTCATACATACGTTTGTATGCTTCGTACATATCATGCAACTGAGGTGCTGATTGTGCCATTTGCAGAATCGCTTGTGCTTGTGCAATCCTCTGCGCGGTGCTGAAGATGTTCGGGTCGCTGACTGGGACAATGTCTATGCGTTCATTAAAGTCAGCAGCATAAACCGTTTCCGAAGCACCTGAGACTGCGAACTGAAACGACTCTGGCAAGTAAAGTTCGTTTAGCTTTGCGAGCATCTTGAACTCTTGACCTTGCGAGTAGTGGAGTCGTTTGTGTATTGCGGAGAATGATTTTGATCCCTGCTCAATCAGAGCAACCGTTGAACCGACTGGTGCGTTCGGATTAACATCACCAACATTTAAATCTGCAGTGCTTGCGAATCTACGACCAGCATCAACAATAAATCCAAGCAAATTAAACAAAGCACCAGAGGGCTCTTTAAATGGGAGAGGCATGATTGCTTTGTTAACATCATCAACTGTCGAGTCCAAATCAACAAACTCTCCAGGATTTATGTCAATCTCACCACCACTCACTCTGCCTTTTAATTTAAAGCCACCTTGCATGTTTGAGAATGCAGCTGAATCCAAAAGTGCTCTCAGAGCTCCTGTTGCAGCTTTGCCCAAACCGCCAATCAGGTGATAAAGTCCAAAGCCATAAAACCCGACTCCTGGCAAGAACTTATAACTCACAAACCAGTTCCTGCGGTCTTTGTCCTCGTCATCTTCGTACCAGTTCCTGCGTACGGAAACAACTTTTTGAGATTCATAATCAATCGTAACGACATAAGGGAATGAAATCACATTATCGTCGTCGTCCTCGTCGTCTTCTTCTGAAATCCCATCAATGCCAGAGAATGTTTCGTAAACGTGCATCTCAAGCAACGTCATCACTTCATCTTGCTGATCGTCTTGGTAAGGATTAACACCTTCAATATCTTCAGCTGTGGAGCCTGAGGGATCAACATCACCACCTGAGTATTCAACAGACTTATACCAACCCGACTCAACATATTTGTTGAAGTCGTTGCGCGGCATTCTTATCACCTGTGAATAACGTGGCGAGGTGTAAAGGTCTTTGCTCTCAGGAGCAACAATAAAATCTTCAGCCTTCACAAACTGTGAGCATTGCCGATCGAGATTAGGATCCCACCAAACTTTCTTAAAAGTTTGACCAACCAAAGGCAACTGGAACAACATCTGGTCCAAATCAGGGAAATACTCTGGCATCTGCTGCGTAATCTGGTAATTCATGAACTCACGAACCCTCCGAGCTTGCTCTTCAGTTTCTTCGTTCGGTTCACCAATAATTGTCGTTTTAACAGGACCACCAGAAGGATAAAGTTCTGAGATTGCTCTCGCATTAAACTGTGTAGCAGCTTCTGCAATCATAGGATGAACAACTGTGCTCAGCCCTCTACTTGCTCTTTCTTCTTCTGACTCTTCAAGTCCACCGTCTGGGTCTAGAGTTTTAAGACCCTGTTTGTATCTGTGCTCCCACTGTGAGCGAGCAGACTTGTCTGATTCGTAATAACCAATAAGATCTGAGGCTTTACGGTCAAGTTGACGTTGATCAATGACCTCTGCCAAGTTTTGATCAAAAACAGTTTGTTCTTCTGAAACCTCGTCCAAAGCTGGATCTCCGATAAGAACATCACCATCTGGTAAATTTTCAATTTGAAGCTCATCTGGTGGTGCACCTTCTGCGAAGGGAATTACATTTTCTTCAGCCATACATTGTTACCCTCTTTTTGGGTGATTCATAACTGTCGTCATCATAATCTTCCGAATGAGTGACGAACCAACCTTTGCGCAGTCTTAACCATGCTTGTGTGCAAGTATCAACTATATCGTCATTTTCCGTTGCTGGAAAGGCTGCACAAGTGTCAATTAAATCTTTCGCCCAATTTTTATCTGATGGATAGTAAATTCTGCCGTCTTCCAGCAAAGCTGAACTGGCATGTGCTCGTGCTTCTTTGTCGCGGTCTGGCGAGTATTCAATCACCGGAACACCTGCAACCCTCAAGTCCTGTATCAGACTTTGGCCAGATGCCTTTTTTTCTATAAGCACCGCGTCTGGTTCATACGAATTATACGCCTCTTGAGCAATCCTCCTCAACTCCGGATAAGTAACTCTGTCATACCACATTTCCAGAACCATCGCGTTCATTTGCCCGTTGCGTCGGAAAACACCCCATGTTGTGCGTGCGGAATAAGAGCTTTTTTCTTTTGTGCTGAAAGCAGTGTCCCAAGATTGTATAACATATTCTATTTCCGGCAGACTTTGCTTCTCCCAAGGCACCCACCACTCTGCTCTTAGTATGCCGCCACCTTTTGGCATTGGGCGTTGCTGTAACTGACCAGCAGAAGCATAAGTGCCCAAAGACCTTTCGAGTTGAGAAAGTGTAACTTCATCAATCCTCGCTGGCCAAAGCAACTCACCTTCCTCAGTCCTTGGGTCTGTGAAGCCAAGCGAAGAATGAGTATGAGTCGGGTGTCCAATCTCATAACGTGCAGGAAGGCAAAGGTGATCCCAGTCTTGACCAAGCTCGTTTGCAAGTATGTGTCCGGTGAGATCTTGCTCATGAACTCTTTGCATTATGATTATGAAAGCACCTGTCTTTGGATCATTGAGTCGGGATTGCATCGCTTGGTCCCACCATTCCAAAACTCCTTGCCGGACAGTTGAAGATTCTGCCTCCCGAACATTGTGAGGGTCGTCAATCACGATTATATCCCCACCTTCTCCTGTCAATGCACCATCCACTGAAGTCGCAATTCTTTGCCCTGTTTTGTCATTCTCAAAACGTTGTTTTTGGTTCTGGTCTCCGGTTAATTCAAAGGTATCTCCGAAGTGATCCCGATACCAAGGCGAATCAATCAACCTTCTGCATTTAACTGAATCTCGGATGGAAAGAGAGCTCGCGTAAGATGCAAACAGAAAACGTTTTTCGGGTTGAATGGTCCACGTCCATGCTGGCAGAGCCACTGCCACTGATATCGACTTCATGTGGCGAGGTGGGATGTTAATGATCAGTCTCCGGATTTTACCTTCAACAACAGCCTGCAAATGTTCGCTGATTGCGTCTATGTGCCAGTTGTCATTAAACTCTCGTCCTGGCTCAATCGTTCCCCAAGACTTCTTGGTAAATTCCTTCAACGATCTCCTCATCTTCTCCGCTCTCACTTCCGTCAATGACAGCGTGTTCAAGAACTCGTTCAATTGTGTTGAGGTCGTCATTTGTTATCCGGTTAATGTCTAAAACTCTTCTCTGCTCTACTTGTGCTTTTACTTCCACAGCTTTTAAATCTGGGACACACTTGCCTAATAAAGTCTTTGCTGCCAAAACTCTCAGCTCTGGGTCTGCGGATATTTTACCAGACTTTGTCGCAATGCCTTCTGCGTCTTTTGTATAAACTGGAAACATTTCTTTGCCCTGCATAACTGACGCAAGGAATCCCACTGGATCAGCCTGACCCATGATCCAATTAATCGTTGCGTGATGATTCCATTTGTAGCGATTGCGTCTTGCTGGCTTTTGAACATCCATGGGCTCAACCGATTGGAATCTCCCTTCCCAAGTCTCCGGATTAACAGGGCGACCATCTTTCACTGGACGTTGCACAATTGTTTGTTCTTTTTTTGGCTTTGGCGGTCTGCCAATTCTTTTTTTGTTCTCTGGCGGCATATTTTTTCGTTGCGAACCTTTCTGTTCAGTGGTCAACTGTTTTGAAACTGGAGTTATTATGTCTTATTTCCATAAATAAAAAAAGCCCAACATTTTCAGCTGGGCTAAATCACACTCTGAAGGAGAAATGAAGAGGATTCTAAGTCCTCAAAATTAATTATATACTATCTCCACCTACCTGTTTTTATTTCATTATCTGAGAAAACACATTCACCAGTTATCCAAGTCCCATCAGCCAAATATATCGCTTCACCACAACCAACTACCCATTCAACCAAAACAACTGCCAGAAATGACGCCACAACCAAAAACAATCCAAAATTAATTAATGCTCGAATTATCATTTGATACCTCCTCTTAAAAATTGTAATCGTAAAATTTAATTGGCTCATCCGCAAGATGATGTTTGCCAGAACCACTTTTCCAAAAACCTTTTTTATTAAGTCTAGCTCGAATCACTGGATTTGTTTTGTCTGACACAATCAACCACTTTTGTTTGTTCTGGTTCGGAGTGTGCCCGAAGAATCCTCCTGGGATAAACTCTCTACCCCAGTCAGTCTCAACTGCTTTCATTTTCCGGATCTCAATGGTTTTGTCCGAGATCACTTTAACAACCTCGAAAGGCTCAACATCTGTGTACAAGTGTTGGTTGCAAAATTTCTTCATCTCAAGCCTCCTCTTTTTCCAAAAGTGTTATCGTGCCGTCTTTCCAATGAAATCCCACATCATCAAAATCAACCTTGGAGAATCCGCAAGAGTCAACTCGGAAGAATCCTATTCCGGTTTGAATTAAATCACCAACAGAAGTCGAACGGCAACCCTCACCATTAAAATGACTCGTGATGTTGTCGCTCTCGTACCAACCACAGTCAATGTTTTGGGTCATTGCGTAAGCGTCGTTGAGTGCAACGTCATTGTTAAGAGTTGGAACATCAACAGTCGCAACAAGCTGAAATTTTTCTTCTCTGTCGTGTTTTTGATAAACGTTTACTAATGTCATTTTGTTTCCTTTCTCAGTTTTGGGAACTATTTCCCAATGCAGTTATTATCCCTCTTTTTGACAGTTAAGGCAACAACTTTCGAACTTTTCTTTCTGTGTTAAATCAACTGCTTACAATAAAACGAAACCAAACACTGGGTAACGTTTCTGTTTAGGTTTTACTTTGGATTCGTCTTTAAGTATTTGATTGCATTAAACAAAACAACCAAACGAAGCCAGAAACCACAAATTCTCTGAAATTTTAATTTATTTTTTTGTTGTGATTTCCATCCCTTATAATAACATTCAATTTTCCAAGGACGGGTCCAAAAACAACCGAAACCGCAAAGACTGGGTTCTTTGGTTTCGGGTGGCAAAGTTTTTGTTTCTTTTTGTTCCGCGTTCAGGCATAATTAATCTTCAACAAATGAGAAAGGACAGAAAGTGCCAAAAGTTTATGTAGTGAATCGACCAGTGCGGAACAAGTTCGGTTGGACACCGGATTTATCAGATGCTTCACGTTATGGTGCACTCGAGGTTGTGTTCGAGCAAAACGACCAGCCCCAGTTTGTGCCAGCCCCAAGCATCCGCAAAGCACGTGAGATTATGAAAGACTTCAGTTCGGAGGATTATCTCCTCTGGCCAGGAGGTGGGGATCCAATCGCGGTGATGATCTGTTGTATGATCGCCTCTGAAAAAGCCCCAACAGTGAGAGTGCTCCGATGGGAGCGCAACATGGAGGAAGGTGAGCGTGACAGGCGCAAAGGTTGGTACATGCCTGTGGCTCTTGAACTCCGCAAATAAGAAAGGAAATATATGCAAGATGCAATAGATCTGCTCGCGGATGTAGCACCAACATCCAATGAAGAAATAGGTGCGTTAGCGGAACTGGCTCAGCAAATGGTTTATCTTGAAAATGAGATAGAGCGTGACGAGGAGTCATTAAAGCAAAAGAAGCAGAATCTCAGAATGTTGGCAGAACGTGATATACCAGACATGATGCAAGAGCTCAATGTGAGGTCGTTTGAATTAACAGACGGCAGTGCAATCGAGGTCAAGCCCATCATCCAAGCCTCAATCCCCTCGGCAGGTGCAATCGAACGTGCCAAAGAGGAAAGCGTGCGTGCGGAACTGGTAGTGCTGCAACAGCAGTGTTTTAATTGGTTGCGTGACAATGGTGGTGGCGACTTAATTAAAAGCGCAGTTGAGGTTAAGTTTGGGCGTGGCGAGGAGCAGGACTGTAAGAGTTTCACAGAACAGCTCCAAAGCAAAAACCTAAACTACAAGCAAGCAACATCTGTTCACCCTCAAACTCTTAATGGTTTTATGAAAGAGCGCATTGAAGAGGGCAAGGACGTCCCGATGGAACTTTTCCGCGTATTCACTGGCAGGCGTGCCAACATTAAAAAAAGGTAAATCATTATGGCTAAAAAAGAAGTAGCAAAAAAAGGCAGCACAGAGGTAGCAGCATTCGACGAATCAGTATTGCTCGCAGACGCTGGGTTGGGATTGGAGAACGTCACAAAAGACGACATCATGATTCCGCGCTTGAGTATCCTGCAAGCACTCAGTCCCCAAGTCAACAAGCGCGATGGTGCTTACATTGAAGGTGCCGAGCAAGGTTCAATTTTCAACAATGTGGCAGACTCAGTTGTGGACGGTGCAACAGGCATCACTGTCGTGCCGATCAGTTTCCGCAAAGCACACCTAGAGTGGAAAGCCGACAGAGGTGGGTTTGTTGCTGACCATGGTCCAAGCAGTGCATGCTTAACGGCTTGTGAGCGTGGATCACGTGGCGAGTACATTACCTCGGAAGGCAATGAGATTGTTCCAACCTCGGAGTTCTTTGTGTTTGTGATTAATGCAGAAGGTGAATATTCTCCAGCTTCAATCAGCATGTCCAAGAGCCAAAGCAAAAAAGCTCGGCAGTGGAATGCAATGATGCAAGGACTCACAATCCCAGTTCAAGACAGACGTGTTCCAGCAGCAGCATTCTGGACTGCGTATCAACTCACAACAGTGCCGCAAGAAAATGATCAAGGTGCTTGGTTCGGGTGGTCGATTAAAATGTTGCACGACGCAAACAGCGGAGGCATCATCCAGCAACACCCAGCAGGCAAAGAGATTTACTTGGCAGCGCGTGCTTTCATGCAACAAGTCAAAGACGGTGAAGTGCAGGTGAAGCAAGAAGAATCAGAGGTAAATTCAGAAGACTTCTAAAAAAAAGAGGGGAGCTTCGGCTCCCCGACTTTCTCAGAAAGGAAAGCTAAAGCATGGAAGAGTCGATTGTAAAACGTTTCATGAGTTTGTTCCAAGGCTACACAAAAGCCCATGGGCAATACAGCGTGAAGCGCACAGAGGCAGATGGGAAAAAAGCAGGCAGAGCAATCACAGTTTCTGAAGAAGCAACTCGGGTGCATTTTGAATCTCACCTGAGTGGGAAAGATTACATACTCGGAATCATTATGTTGCGCGACGACAACTCGTGCAGCTTTGGTGCGATTGATGTTGACATCCGTGGCGATGTTAAGTTGAACGAAACTTTGGATGATTTAGAAAAGAAAATAGAAAAAACTCCACTGGTGTTGTGTCGTTCTAAAAGTGGCGGTGCACATTTGTATTTATTTTGCGACCCTCCGATTGCCGCTGTCGACATGGTTGCCAAGTTGAACGAGTTTGCCGCTACGCTTGGCTATGGAGGTGCGGAGATTTTCCCAAAGCAAATCAGCCGAGCCAATGCACAAGACCGAGGCAACTGGATAAACCTCGCGTACTGGAATGGAGACAAAAGCGAACGCTACGCAATACACAAAGGCAAGAAGTTATCCCTCGAGAAGTTTTTAAACCTTGCTGAGAAAAAAAGAACAACTTGGGAAAAACTCCAAACATTCCAGCCCGAGCTCACAAACAAGTTCGATGATGGACCACCATGCCTACAACACATTATGACGATGGGATTCCCAGAGGGCAGTCGCAACATATCGCTTTTTAATGTCGGAGTTTATTTCCGGAAGAAAAATCCAGACGACTGGCAAGAGGATTTGTTTGCGTTTAATTATGAAATAGAAAACTCGTTACCAAGCTCCGAGGTGAATGGATTAATAAAGTCTGTGAGCAAAAAAGATTATGCTTACACCTGCAAGCAATCCCCAATATGCAACTACTGCGAGAAGCCCAAGTGCATGAAGCGAGAGTTCGGGATTGGTGGATTCTCAGGTGGTGCAAATATGCAGATCGACTCAATCACAAAGTACGAAACCGAGAACAGAAGCTCTGTGCGTTGGTATTTAGAGATGCAAGGTGAGCGCATTGAGGTCACAACACAACAGTTACTCGACCAAGGTCAGTTGCAAAAAATATGCATGGAAAAACTCAACAAGTGTCCATCAAAGATGGCTGGACCAAAATGGGAGCAACGCATAAATGAATTGTTGACAACTGTTGAGATTGTTCAAGACCCAGACGATGCATCCCCACAAGGTCAGTTTGAGAAAATCCTTGATTCATTCTTAACAGGAAAAGTTCGCGCACGCCACAAAGACGAAATCATGAATGGCAAGCCTTACTACGACGAAGAAGCAGGCAAGATGTTTTTCCGCTCAGAAGATTTGTTTTTGTTTTTAGAGGCAAGACGTTTCAGATACTTAACTCAACATCAGGTTTGGAGTTGGTTGCGTGAGTCGGGTGGCGACAGAGCATCTTGGCGTTTAAAGAAAAAGCCTGTGAAGGTTTGGTCAGTGCCAGCCCCAGACTTTTATGACGAATCAGACGAACTCGACATACCATCTAATCTTCAAGATTCTTTTTGATGCGCAATGTCCAAATAATACTTGGACCTCCAGGAACAGGCAAGACCACAACGTTGTTAAAAATTGTTGAGGATGCTTTGGCTCGTGGAGTGCCGCCAGAAAAAATTGCATACTTGGCGTTCACTCGCAAAGCTGCATACGAGGCACAATCACGCGCAATGAAGCAGTTCGGATTCGAGGAAGCACGTTTTCCTTTTTTCCGTACATTGCACTCGCTCGCATTTAAAGAACTCGGATTGCGTAGGGATGAGGTCATGACCAACAATCATTATCGTAAACTCGGCAAAGCACTCGGTGTTGAGTTCCGAGGGATTTATGACGAGGACTTGGGGATTCACACTGGCGATGGTTTGGGAGACAAGTGCTCAAGGATCGAGAGTTTGGCACGTGTTGGTTTGCGTTCAGCAGAAGAACAATATCAACTCTCACCTGTGAACGATTTAACAATTCACGCAGTTCGTCAGTACGACAACTCTCTGCGGATGTACAAAAGAGAACTCGGATTGTACGACTTCACCGACATGCTTGAGTCTTACAGCTCAGAACTCGACATCGACATATTCATACTGGACGAGGCACAAGACTTGAGTTCGTTGCAATATAAAATGGCAATCAAAGCTGCAACTCATGCAAAGGAAGTTTACATTGCTGGGGATGATGATCAGGCGATTTTTGGTTGGGCTGG